GCTGCGCTATGCCTGCGAGGGCGCCCGACGTGCTGGGAAGGCTCCGAAGCCGAGCAAACCTGTAATCCGCCGCACCGTGCATGGTGCTGGCGCCTGGATGGGCTGATCAATGGCACGCAAACGCAAATCCGACGACGCTGAAGCGAGCGGGCTGGACCCGATCGTCAAAGAGGCGAAGGAGCGGTTCGCCCGTTGCGAGGACGCCGAGGCTGAGTTTCGCAAGCTGTTCGTCGAGGACATGAAGTTTGCGAACGGCGACCCAGACAACAACTGGCAATGGCCTGACCGGATTCGCCAGTCGCGTGACGGCGACGCGCGGCCCTGCCTGACGATCAATAAGGTGCGCCAGCACAATTTGCAGATCATCAACGACGCGAAGCAGAACAAGCCGAGCATCAAGACGCTGCCGATCGACGGTAAGGCAGACGTGCAGATCGCCAAGATTCTCGACGGCATCATGCGGCACGTCGAGTACAACTCGCACGCTGAGATCGCCTACGACACGGCTACCGAGTTCGCTGTACAGGCCGGCTTGGGCTATTGGCGCGTCATCACGGACTATGCTCACGACGGCTCGTTCGAGCAGGAAATCTTCATCCGGCGCGTGAAAGATCCGCTGAGCGTCTATATCGACCCGGATATCCAGTCGGCCGATGGCGCTGATGCAAAGTACGGTTTCGTGTTCGAGGACGTTCCGAAAGAGGAATACGAGGCGATGTACCCGGAGTCGGACCCGGCGAGCGTCACGTTCCCAATGAATGCGACCGGTGATCCGTGGCTTGAGAAAGATCATGTGCGCGTGTGTGAGTACTTCTATCGCGCCGAGAAGAAAGACATGCTCGTCAATCACCCTGAAAAGGGGCCGATGAAGCTGTCAGAAGTGGATGAGAGCGAGCGCAAGGCATTGCTCGACGATGACAGCGTGAAGAAGCGCGAGATCACCGAGCCGCATTTCAAGTGGTGCAAGATCGCTGGCGACAAGATCATCGACCGCAAGGAATGGCCGGGCCGCTATCTGCCGATCGTTCGCGTGGTTGGTGAAGAAATCACGATCAACGGCAAGGTTGAGCGCAAGGGCCATACGCGCAACATGAAAGACGGCCAGCGCATGTACAACTACATGACCTCGGCGAACGTCGAATACATCGCGTTGCAGACGAAGACGCCGTATGTCGCGCCGGCTGAAGCCATTGAAGGCTATGAGGACGAGTGGGCGAACGCAAACAAGGATAACAAGGCTTATCTTCCCTATAACAGCCTACGCGAGGACGGTTCGCAGATAGAGCGCCCTCAGCGCGAGCAGCCTCCTGTAGGCGCTTCTGCGTACCTGCAAGCCATGCAGACGGCCCAGCAGGAACTGATGATGACATCGGGTCAGTATCAGGAGCAGTTCGGCGCGCCGTCGAATGCGGATGCTGGCGTTGCGATCGCCGCGCGTCAGCGTCAGGGCGACAAGGCGACGTATCACTTCATCGACAACGTTGCGCGCGCCATTCGCTACACCGGCCGGATCATGGTCGACCTGATCCCGAAGATTTACGACACGCAGCGCGTGGTGCGGATTGTGGGCGAGGATGGCAGTGAGGACTTCGCGCAGTTGAACCCGAAGCAGCCGCACGCAGTTGGCACGCCTGATGGAGCGCCTGCTCAACCTGCTACTGACATGACGCCGGAACAGGCTGCGCAACTGATCTACAACCCTGGTATCGGTCGTTACGACGTTACCGTTGAGGTGGGCCCGAACTATGAGACGCGCCGGCAGGAAGCATTCCACGCGCTGACGCAGATCATGTCGCAGGATCAGGACCTGATGAAGGTGGCTGGCGATCTGCTGTTCAAGGCCGCGGACTTCCCGATGGCCGATGAGGTTGCAGAGCGCCTGCACCGCACGATTCCGCCGCAGATTCTTGGCGAAGGTCCGACGCCTGAAATGCAGGACGCCACGCAGAAGATGCAGCAGATGGGCCAGATGATCGAGCACCTGACTGCTGAGCTTCAGAACGCACGCGCCGGCCGCGAGCAGCAGGACACGAACATCAAGGCATACGACGCTGAAACGAAGCGCTTGCAGGCGCTCGGCCAGCCTCTCGATCCGCATCTTGTCGCACACGTGGCGACGGGTGTGGTGATGGACATGATGCAGACCGGCGCGCCAGAGGGGAATCCTTCCTCTCCGCCCGATGGGCCTCAGCAGAATCAACCTCAATCCAACCCGCCGAGTGCGGGTTTTTCTTTGCCCGCTCAACCTCAACAGGGGGTCTAAATGGCCGGTTACACAGGAATTCTCCAAGATCTCGGCAGCACGACGCCGATCCTCGGTTTGTACCGCATCACGCAGACGCTGACGCCCGCATCGGTGGCCGCCAACACGAGCGCCGAACAAACCTTCACGGTTCCGGGCCTCGCGGTCGGTGACTCGATCGACGTCAACAAGGCATCGCATCAGGTCGGTCTATCGATCGGCAATGTGCGCGTCTCCGCGGCGAACACGCTGGCAATCCAGTTCGTGAATACGACTGGCAGCCCGATTGTGCCGACGAGCGAGCAATACATCATCGGCGGTCAGCGCTAAGACACAGCAACACAGCTTTCCCGAAGGCCCGTTTCCAGAAATGGAGCGGGCCTTTTTGTTTATCCGTACCCGGCGGCTTCCGGGGCTCAATCCTTGGATACGTCCATGCAAACCGAAGAGAACGCTTCAACCGAAGTAGAGAACGTCACGCCTACGGCCTCCACGGAACAGGCGCAACAGCCCGCATCAGAAGTCAGCACGGAACCGGGCGCCGGGCAATCCGCAGAGCACGTCGAGCAACCGCAGCAGGAAAAGCCCAAAAACGATTGGGTTCAACGGCGCATCGACCAGCTCACGCGGGAGAAACACGAGGAAAAGCGGCAGCGTGAAGCGCTCGAAGCCCAGTTGCGGCAGTACCAGCAACCGGCCGAAGCCCAGCAACCGAAGCAGATGACCGCCGACGAAATCCGGGCCGAAGCGAAGCGCCTCATTCAGCAGGAACGGTTCGACGAAGCATGCAACAAGGTGTTCGACGCCGGCAAGGGCGAGTTCGGCAACGAGTGGGATTCGTCGTTGCGCACTTTCCAGATGCTCGGCGGCGCATCACCTGAGTTTCTCGAAGCCGTCACTGCGATGGATGCCGGCCACAAGGTGTTGCATCACCTGGGCCAGAACCCTGAAGTCGCTGAACGCCTGCTGTCCCTTCCTCCGTTGCGCATGGCGCTTGAACTGGCCCGTCTCGAATCGACGGTCGGTAAAGCGAAAACCCCACCCGTTTCTAACGCCCCTCCACCGATCAACCCGATCGGCGGCCGGTCTGCGCCCGTTGAGCCGCCTGAGTTTGCGACGACGGCTGAGCAGATCGCGTGGTGGAAGAAACACGGCTCCAAATGAGGCTGAAAAATGGCAAACACTCTTCTTAATACCAGCAAGATTCTCGATAAGTCGCTGATGATCCTTGAAAACAACCTGGCCTTCTCGGGCCGGGTGAACAAGGAATACAGCGACGAATTCGCCGTCAAGGGCGCAAAGATCGGCTCGACCGTGAACGTGCGCAAGCCGGTCCGTTTCGTCGGTACGACCGGCCCGAACCTGGCAGTTGAGAACGTGGTGGAAACCGTCGTGCCGGTCACGCTCGACACGCAGTTCCACGTGGACTTCACGTTCTCGTCGCAGGAACTGACGTTGAACATCGACGACTTCGCGGACCGTTACCTCAAGCCGGCAATGGCGACCATCGCCAACAAGATCGACTTCGACGGCCTCGGCCTGTACACGTCGGTTGCCAACCAGGTCGGCACCGCAGGCACCACGCCGAACGACATCGCAACGCTGCTGGCCGCCGGCACGCGCCTGGATCAGGAAGCCACGCCGCGCGACGGTCAGCGTACTGTCGTGTGGGACCCGGCTGCGAACGGCTCGATGGTCAAGGCTGCCGCGGGTCTCTTCAACGCACCGCGCCCGATCAGCGACCAGTACGAAAGCGGCATCTTCGTTCCGGCGCTCGGTTTCGACATCGGCATGGACCAGAACATCCGCCAGGCAACGACCGGCACGCGCACTAACGGCACCGTTTCGGGTGCGGGTCAGACGGGCACGACGCTCAACGTGACGGGGCTCGGTGCTGGTGGCACGGTTGCAGCAGGCGACACGTTCACGATCGCAGGCGTGTTCGCAGTGAACCCGCAATCGCGTCAATCGACGCGCGTCCTGCGTCAGTTCACCGTGACCGCCGCGGCGACCGCTGACGGCTCGGGCAATGCCGCGCTGACGATCTTCCCGTCGATCAACACGGCTGCGTCGAACCAGCAGTATCAGACGGTATCGGCTGGCCCGGCAAACGCTGCTGCGATCACCTGGGACGTGGCTGCGAGCACGCAGTACACCGTGAATATGGCGTACCACAAGAACGCCTTCACGCTCGCAACTGCTGACCTGCAAATGCCGGAAGGCGTGGACTTCGCCGGCCGCCGCAATCACAAGGGCATCTCCATGCGGATCGTGCGTCAGTACGCGATCGGTACCGACACGTTCCCGTGCCGTATCGACGTGCTGTATGGCTGGCGTCCGATTTACCAGGAACTCGCCTGCCGTATCGCCGGCTGATTGACCAAGGGGCCGTCATGTTCGGATCGACATGTGGCCCCTGCATCCTTCTGGAGTGGTTCATGCCATACGAAAAGTTTCCGATGTGGACGCATAAGCAGGGCGAGCAGTCGCGCATCGTCCACAGTCAGGAAGAACTGGACGCGCTGGGCGAAGGCTGGTCCGACGCGAATCACGTGCCGCCAAAAGTCTATGTCGATTCGGATGCATTTCTCGAATATCCGAAGATGGTCAACGGCGTGGTCGTCAACAGCGCAGAGGAAGAAGCTGCGCTTGAGCCCGAACAGAGCGATGAGCGCGCCATGCTGATCCAGATCGCCGATGAGAAAGGCGTGAAGATTGACAAGCGCTGGTCCGCTGACAAGATCCGCGCGGCGCTGGAGGCAGCGTGACAACCGCCACTGACCTGATCACGCTTGCGCTCAAGGACATCGGTGCGCTCGGCATCGGTCAGGCTATTTCCGCCGAAGATACAGCCGATGCGCTTGCAACGCTGAACGTGATGCTCGGGCAGTGGTCAGCGGAGCGTCTGAGCGTCTATCACCTGATCGACACGGCCAAGCAATCGACCGGCGCGCAGTCGTACACGGTCGGGATCGGTGGTGACTTCAATATCACGCGCCCGATCAAGATCAATGCTGCTTATGCGCGGCTCACAAGCAGCGGCGCCGGTAATGCGGTTGACTATCGGATCAGCATGATCGACGCGCGCGAGGACTATGCGCGAATCAGCGTCAAGTCGCTGTCGTCGTTCCCGGAATGGGCATTCTATGACTCTGCTTATCCGCTAGGTAGCCTGTTCCTCTATCCGGTGCCGAACAGCAGCTACGAGCTGCACATCGTGACGATGGACGTATTGCCGCAGTTCGCGACGGCTGCGACTGTCGTCAACCTGCCGCCGCCTTACATGGCTGCGATCCGCTACAACCTCGGTATCTACCTGTGCCCGTCATATCAGCTTGAGCCTTCGCCTTCACTGGTGAGACTTGCGATGAACGCAAAGCGCGTTGTGAAGCGGATGAACGTGCAGATTCCACAACTCACGATGCCGCGCGGGATCGTTTCGAAGTCGCGCTATAACATCTACGGTGACCTGGAGCAATGAGAGTCCCGCTCACAACTGGCGCCTATCAGACGCGCAGCGTAATTGCCGAAGCGCAGCGCAGCGTCAATCTGTACGCTGAGCAGAACCCACAGGACGCGCCGTGCCCGTTCACGTACTACCCGACGCCGGGCCTGACGCTTGTCTCGACGCCGCCTGATGTGGGTGAATCGCGCGGGATTTATACGGCCAGCAATGGGAACAGGTATGAAGTGGTCAGTTCTGCCGTCTATTCGGTCAGCGCCACGAATGTGTATTCGCTAATCGGTCACCTGTCGTCATATTCCGGGCCCGTTTCGATGGTTGATAACGGGACTGACATGTTTATCGTGGACGGGACGCCTACCGGATTCACGGTGGATATCACTACGAACGTCATGTCGATTGTTACCGATGCGGCGTTTTACGGGGCAGATAAGGTCGATCTGGTGGATGGATATTTTCTGTTCAACCGTCCGGGTACGCCGCAGTTCTACATTTCACTTTTCGATAGTATCGGATTTGATCCTCTCGATATCGCATCCAAATCGACCTACTCGGACAACCTCGTAACGCTGGCGGTCATGCACCGTGAGGTGTGGCTGTTTGGCGAGTTGACTACCGAGGTCTGGTACAACACGGGCGCCACAGATTTTACCTTCGGCCGCATGCCGGGTGTCTTCATCGAGCATGGTTGTGCAGCGAAGCATTCGGTCGCCAAGATCGATCTTGCACTGTTCTGGCTCGGAAAGGATTTGCAAGGGCAAGCTGTCGTCTTCGCTGGTCGAAACTATATGGCCGAGCGGATCTCAACACATTGCATCGAGCAGGTTCTGTCGGGCTATCCGAGAATCGATGACGCGATCGGGTTTTCCTATCAGCAGGGGGGGCACGCGTTCTATGTGCTGACCTTCCCGACCGCTAACGCGACGTGGTGCTTTGATGTGGTGACGGGCCAATGGCATCAGCGTGCTTATCTGGAGGCGGATGGCACGCTCTCACGTCATCGCATGAATTGCCATTCGTTCAACGGCGGCAGAAATCTGGTCGGTGACTGGCAGACTGGTGCGGTCTACATGCTTGATCAGAACGCCTATACAGACAATGGCGTGACCATCGAGTACATACGAGCTTTCCCGCATATTCTTGGCGCCGATGGAAATCGTGTTCTGTTCCGTCAGTTCATCGCCGACATGGAAGTTGGCAACGGGCTGCCCAATGATTCTGCAGATCCTGAAATACGATTGAGGTGGAGCGATGACCGCGGCCGAAGCTGGGGTAACTGGGTAGTTGCAAGCCTCGGAAAGGTCGGGGAATACCTCACCTCAATTCAGTACCAGCGCCTCGGCTACGCACGTGATCGCGTTTTCGAACTGTCATGGTCTGCGCCTGTCAAGACTGCGCTAAATGGCGCATTCGTTGATGTATCGAGGGCGCGCACGTGAGCGAAGCAACGAACAGCAATATCCCCAATCCTGGCGTGCCATTTCTCGATCAGTCAGGGCGCATCAGTCAGGTTTGGTGGGCATTCCTGTTGGCGATGTTTCAGCGCACTGGCGGCAGCGGTACGCCTCCATCAACCACTCCCGTTGACTATTCGCCATTGATCGACGCGCAGGCGCCTTATCCGTTGTTTCCGTCCGCACAGGATGCGCCGGCCTCGGTCGCGATCCCACCGATTATCGATCTGCTTGCGCCAGATTCCGTTTCCGTTCCTTTTTTCTTCACTGATCCGGTCGAAGACATTTTCACCGCAGGTACGAATTTCACACCCGGCGCCACTACAACCCTCACGCTCTCGAAGGTTTATACGTCGGCCGCCGCGGTCATGGTGCATTTTGACGGCACGTTTCAGGCGACGGACCAGTACAGCGTTGCAGGCAACACGATCACCTTCACGTCGGCTATCCCTGTCGGCACATCGAAAGTCTACGCGCGAGGCTAAAGAATGAGCACGAAATATCGCGAAATGGTAGCGGGGCAGACGCTCACTGGAAGCGCTGTTTCGTATTACACATCGCCCGCTTCTACGTATGGCGCGGTCCACGCGGCAAGCGTATGCAATCCAACTGGTACCGTCGTCACCGTCAACATTTACAAGGTGCCGACAGGAGGATCGGCCGGCAACCCGACGAAGATTGCCAGTAAGGCGGTGGGGGCCGGATCGACTATCGCTGTCCCGGAAGTAATCAATCACAAACTTGAGCCTGGTACGCAGCTTTTCGCTGATGGCCTCGCCTGCACGCTGAATATCAGCGGCGTCGAATATCTGCCGAGCTAAATGAAAAACTTCCACTTCCTCGCAACTGGTGTCGATGTCAATCCGCTCATGCTGGCAATCCGTCGCCGGCCCGATCTCTGGAAAGAGGACACGTTTCTTCGTCACTATCCGCAGGGTCCATTTGGCGAAACAGAAACGATCATGCTCCGCTTCCCTGAGAAGGTGGAAGGCCTCACCGAAGAACAGATCGAACTGTACAAGCAGAACCAGTTGGCCGGTTATGACCAGTACGAGGCGATCGACTATCCGGCGTACAAGGTGCTGCACGAAGCGCGTCCGCTGGTGATGAACCTGATGGCGCGCGTCGGCGGTGAAAGACTTGGACGGGTGATGATCAATAAGGTTTGCCCAGGCGGCCGCATCTTCGCGCACGCAGATACGCCAGAGCAGACGCGCTACTACACGCGGTTCCATATCGTGTTGCATGGCCTTCCTGGCGCGGTCCTGAAGGCCGGCGACGAGCAGATCAACATGCTGACTGGCGAATGCTTCTGGTTCGACAACAGCCAGATTCATGAAGTCGTCAACAACAGCTCAGACGAGCGCGTTTCCATGGTCGTGGACATTCGGACCTCGCGATGATTACTTTCACTATCGAGCCGTTTTCAAGTGTCTATGACGAGTTGCTACCACTTCTGTGCGCGCACTACGGCGAAATCTCGACGCATAAGGACCATGGCGTGCCGCTCGATCCGGTCGTTGAGGCTTACCGCGCTCGCGAGGCAGACGGCTCTCTGCTGATGGTCATCGGTCGTGACAAGGGCGAAATCGTCGCCTACTTCGTTTGCTTTATCGCACCGGGTCTGCATTACCGGTCGTGTCTCACCTGTTCACCAGATATTTTCTTCGTGAAACCTGACCGCCGCACTGGCATGACAGGCATTCGCATGTTCCGGTTCGTTGAAAAAGAACTGGTGCGCCGCGGTGTGCGTCGCTGGGCTGTCGGCAGCAAGGTTGCTCACGATGCCTCGGCGCTATTCAAGTTCCTCGGCTTTTCGCCTGTCGAGACCACATACGAACGTTGGCTCGGGGAGGGTTAATCATGGTCGCAGCAGCAGTAGCCGGCGCAGCAGTCGTCGGGGGCGTGGCGTCGGGCGCGATGAGTTCCAGCGCATCGAGAAGTGCAGCAAACACGCAAGCCGACGCTGCCAAGTATTCAGCCGATCTTCAGAATGATCAATGGCAACAGACGCAGCAGAACCTGAAGCCGTACATGGATCTGGGCGCGAGCTATATAAATCCTCTCAAGAATGCGCTTGCCAATCCAATGCTGACGCAGCAATTCAGCGCGCCTACCGCAGCAGAGGCGCAGGCGACGCCAGGCTACCAGTTCACGCTCAATCAGGGGCTGAAGTCGGTCCAGAACAGTGCCGCTGCGCGCGGGCTTGGGGTATCAGGTGCAGCTTTGAAGGGCGCTGCCAGCTACACAACCGGACTTGCCGATTCGACCTACAACGATGTGTTCAATCGCGCGCTCCAGACGTTCAATACGAACTACAGCAGCGCGGCGAACAACGTGAACCGGCTGTCAAGCATCGTTGGCAGCGGGCAGAACGCGGCAGCGACAAATGGCTCTCTGGGGGCCGCAGCGGTCGGCAATATCGGCAACACGCTGACGAACGGCGCAAATGCATCGGCGGCCGGAACTATTGGGGCAGCTAATGCACTGTCTAACGGCCTCAATGGCATCACGAATGGCGCTACGAGTTACGCACTGCTCTCGAACAATGCAGGAGCCGCGGCACCGTCGAGCGCGTCAATGGCGGCTGGTAGCAATGGCTACGGTTTCACGGTCTAAGGAACATACATGCCACTCGATCCCAGCATCGCATTGAACGCCAATGCTCCGAAGCCCGCCAATCCGTTGCAGGAGGCTTTGTCCATTGCGCAGTTCCGCGCACTGAATGCAAGTGGTCAGGCGCAACAGCAACAGCTTGCCGCGAACCGCGCTACGTCGGCCGCCTACCAGCAAGCCACCGATCCGACGACCGGCCAGGTGGACAATAACAAGCTCGTCGGCATTCTGTCGCAGAACCCGGATGCGGCCTATAACCTGCCGACTGTCATTCAGGGCATCAACACCCAGAAGCAACAGCAACAGACGTTGCAGACGGGCGCGCTCGATCAGTCTATCAAGGCCCAATCCGGTCTCCGTCAGGGGCTTGGTAGCTTGCTGACGAAACAGGATCTATCGCCGCAGGACGTGCAGAACTTCGCCACGACGCAATTGCAGGCCGGCGCGATCACGCCGCAGGTCTATCAGGCTGAAATCCAGTCGATGCCGCAGGACCCGCAGCAGCTTCGCCAGTGGGTGTCGCAGCACTATATGTCGGCGCTCTCGGGTGAGACCCAGTTGCACGCGATGCTGCCGCAATATGCGCAGATCAACACCGGGCCGGCGACTGTCGCGGTCAACCAGAACCCGCTCGCGGTGAGCGGCGGTGTCGGCACGGTCGGCTACACGGTGCAGAACGGGCTATCGCCTTCTGACGCTGCAAGTCCGGTTACAGTCAATGCAAACGGCCAGCCAACAATGATTACGAAGGGGCAATTTGCAGGTGCTCAGGGCGGCGCCCCTGCGCCTTCAGGACAAGGTGGTGCGGCCGGCGGTATTCCTGGCCAGCTACCCGGTGGCGGATTCTCCGCAGCGCCTCCACTTGGGGCCGACAAGATCGCTGGCGACGCAGCAACGCGTTACGGCAACCTGCAACAGGCGGCCAGTCAGGCGAAGCCGCTCATGCAGACGTATGACCTTGCCGCGCAGGCACTCCAAAGCACGATCGCTGGCAAGGGCGCGAATGCAGCGCTCAACGTTCCCGCGCTGCTCAACACGTTCGGCATTCAGGCCGGCTCGGATGCGGTCAAGAACAATCAGTTGCTCGTCAATTACCTGAACAGCGCCGCCGATCAGGCCGCATCGTCACTAGGCCTTTCGGGCAGCGATTCCCGCCTGGCTGCAGCGAAGGCCGGCCAGCCCGATCCGGCGCACATGAACGCGCCCGCGCTGCTCGAATCGATCCAGCACGTGAAAGGTCTGCAACAGGCCGTTCTCGACCGCCAGCAGGCGACGACCAACTTCCTGGCGCAGAACGGCAACAACACGAGCGCACTGCCGCAGTTCGAGACGAAATGGAACCAGTCGTTTAATCCTGATGTGTCCTATGTGCGCTCGCTCGGCGATCCAGCCGCGCAGCAGGCCGCGATGCTCAAGCTCAAGCAGGAGGGCAAGTTGCAGCAGTGGACGAAGGATTATCAGGCCATGAAGGCGCTCGGGGCGTTCTGATGCCGAATATTCAGGGGTTCATCCAGCAATATGCACCGGTCGCGGCGTCGG